TAAGTAAATAATCATCTACGTTTTTAATAACTGTCTTAATACTTCCACTTGCTGCATTCATTAACATAGATATTCCTGATGCAGTTCTACCTACACCTGTTACACCTGTTTGTCCATGAGCAAATGATGGTAAGCCTGTACTCTCATCTGCAAGCTGTCTAGCTTTGTCAAATAATTGTAAGTTTTCCTGTGAAACATTTGGAAACTTTGTACCGAAGATAGCTTGACCTGGTGCACCACCTTGTCTTCTAAATACTTTACCTGGATATACAGATAAATCTTGACCCGGCACTAAGTTTGTTTCATCTACTTCTATAAGTAAATTACCTGATAGCACAGCATTGTCTACAGACATTCTCATAAAACCATTCATAAGAGTTTGTGTGTCATCCATGTTTTCAGCTATACCCACACCAAAGAAAGAATATGGATTTAGTTCATAAGGTGCAGCCATATAAGGTATCTTTGCTGGTTTAAAAGGGTTAAGAACCATACGTAATAATTTACCATTACATATCCATATATTTGTTTGAAGTTCATCAAAATCTTTTAATTCTTTTGGTATATCAATATCATTTTCTATAAGTAACTCAGTGTCACACATACCCCAATATTCTAGTACTTCAAATCTATCTATACCATTATCAGGTGAATAGTCTGCTAAATCATCTTCCCAATATTTTCTAATATAGTTTTCACCAACTGCTATTACTTCATCAATAACTGCACCACGAAAGTACGGTCTTCTTTTTAAAGCTCTTAATTGTGAACGAGACATCTTATGTCTTTCAATTACATATTGTGCTTCATCCATATTTACAGCATCAGGGTCAGGAAAAAAATTCCACACAGATACATGATTTAATTGTGGAACAGTTTTAAATACAGGATTGTATTCACCATTCTCATCCCAATTAGGATATTCCTTATCTGTTGCAAAAGGACCTTTCATAACACCTGTACCAAATAATGCCATTTCAAAAGCAGTGCTTCTTAAATGTTTAGATGCACTAGACTCTTCTAATTGGTCTTGGATTTTCTTTTGCATTTGTTTAGCCGCTATCATAGCAGGACTAAAAGTAATTGCTGTAGGAGTTTTACCTGCACCTTCTCTTAAATTGTCTATGCCCTCTAGCTTTTCTGTAAGAGGTCCTAGCCTATCTTGTAGAGTTTGGGCAGTAGCACCTGCAGGTAAGTCCTTTCCATCACCAGTAAAGCCATATGGGCTATCTAGGGCAGGTTCACCTCTAAGCTGTTCTGGTTCTTTAGGGTCAAAGCTTACATCTTTTGCAACACCTTCAGGTAACATTGTAGGTTCAATGCTGATAGGAAATCTTGTTCCTGCAAATAGAACATCAATAATTTGACCATAGGCAGCTAATGTTTTAGTTTTAGTAACTTTAATAAATACTCTAGATTTTTCAGCTTCAGTAAATTGGACATCAGAACCATATAAACCTCTATAGTTTCTGTAGGCTCTTAACCATCTTTCTTCATCATTGTTTCTATAGTCTTCTGCCCTTTGATATTTTTCTGATACGAAGTCTACCATACTATTTACTTGAGCATCATCAACTACACTATCTTCTGTGTCTTCTAATGCTATTGCTTGGTCTTCAATCATAATTTCTTCTTCAGCCATATTTTATATCCTTAATATCCAAATGTAGAATCTGCCATTGGCATACTTCTTCTAGGTCCACCCATAGGTTCATAATCAAATATACTAAACCTTGGTCTTGACATTATACCATATCTCAATGCATCGTACAAGTGGTCTTCAGAGTGTGTGTCTATATCCTCTGGATTCTTTTTATCAATAGGTAATGCAGGTAGCTGTGCTGTTATATTTGTACAAGTATTAAAGAAAACTAATCTTGGTTCTTCTGTAAACTCATCCACCTGCAATCTTCTGTGTATTTCATTTTTACCTGATACACGACTTCCTTTACTTCTATCGGATGGTCTCCAACGACATCCTCTCATAATCATTTGTTCTGCAAGAGAAGGACCAGTATCACCACGCTTGTGCCAAAGAGAGCTATCTAAAACTCCATACTTAATATTTCCATCACCTGCTTCTGCTTCTAGTATCATATCTGCCAAATCTGTGGCAAGGACTTTGCTAACATATAACTCTCTGTATACAATAATTTGTTCAGACGGTGATACAGCAAACCAAAGAACCCCACTATAAGAACCGTAGCCATAATCGCAAGCTCTAAACTTAACCCAATTACTAGGTATCCTAAAAGGCTCAATAGTATGAATGCTCCTATCAAACTCAGTAAAAGCAGCACCTTCCTTAATATCCCAATCGCCATCCAATAATTGCCTTCGCTGTTGTTCAGGTAATGATAAGAGCATGGCTTCGTAATCCCCCTGCTTTGCAAGGTAAGGATTGTCTGATAATCGTGCAGGGATAAATCTCCTTTTAAATAATGCTCTTCCAGCCTTTTCATGTCCTGCCGGATACTTGAGCACTTCGCCTGTTTCAATGTCTGTTGCATCGTATGCTTTTCCATAAGGTGCTGGGTCAATAAACATTTTCTTTACCCAGTGATGACCTCTTCCACCTGGGTTAGTTGTTGCCCTCATATAGATAGGCAAATCAGGTGCAGTAGAACGAAGTCGTGACCTCATGTAATTCCAAGCATATGGAGTAGACCATTGCGTTAATTCATCAAATCCTATCCAACTGAATGCCAAACCTTGATAACGAAGTACATCTTCATCTCGGTCTAGATATGACATCCATAACCTTGCACCTGATGGTGCAACCCATTGCATCTTTCTTTCTGACCATTTAATCCCTGGATATACTTTAGGATATATCTCCTGAGATTTAAATATAAGTTCTCTTAACTCTTCTGTTGTATGTCGTAATAGTAATCCACTAAATGCTGGGTGACCCATATATCTTAAAGGGTCTGCTAACATAGCATATGATTTACCACCACCTGCTGAACCACCATACAAAACTTCTCTTTCACTAGCTGCAAGGAAATCTGTTTGAGGTCCTTCGTTAGGCTTGAATATCACATTATGTGATTCTTCTAACCTTTCTATTTTTTCTTCAACTTTTATATTAGACGTTTGCTGAACTTGTTTCGTAGCTGTCTTTTTGTTTGACTGCTCCTGTTCTTGCTTCTTCGATTTCCTTCGCTTTAGCCCTCGCCTTTTCTGCATAGTCTGCCCACTTGCGTAAGCTTCTAGCTTTGTTTTTACGGTGTTGCTCATTATTTAATCTTTTCCTTAAACCTACATGTGATATATATCTATCTGTTTGTTTAGTTAGCCAATTAGCTACTTCACGATAAGAGTATTGATGGATATACTTACGAGCCATTTCTAGTTTATCTAACTCATTAGGTATAGGGTCTAGTATATATGAATCATTTTCATTTAACTTATATCCAAAAGGAACAGTTCTAGCTATACGTGGTATCTGTATCCACTCTTTCTCTTCTTTTAAATCTGTTGGTTGAGGTAGCTTCCACCTTCCTATAGACCTAGCTGTCATCATCTTCCTGTATTACTTGTTTTGGTGGCATTAAAACAACTCCACCTGTTGCTTCAACTTGCATCTTCTCCGTTTTAACTAAACCTGTTCTATCTAGTAATTCTTTAGCTGCTGCCATCTTATCTCTAAGACCTAGTTCTGTAGGGTCATACAAACCACCTACCATTGCCATTGCAGCTTTAGGTGCATTCCTACTCATATATAATTGAGTAGCTTCCATAATTTCATCCTTTAAAGATTTTACAACTTCAGATGTATTAGAGTTATCGGAGTATCCTGCTAATTTTTTAGCGACTACTACATCTCCACCTGCTTCATCAAATAAAACAGATAGAAACTTCTGCTGTCTTTCAGTTAGTTCTCTACTCATGTGGGTACACTTTCTTTTGCATATTGTCTATCAACACGTGTAATTAGTCTTTTTGCTCTTTCAGGAGTTTGACGAAACCACCTGCTGTCTTCCATCTCGTCTGCCATCCTTGCCCAGTCTAAATCTTCTACTGCAGCAATCATATTTTTAAATTGACTTAAACGAGGTCTACCTAATTGAAAACACATATTAGCTAACACTAATTGTATTTCTTCAGGTAG